GTAAGGTTCGTTGGTATCATGCGATTGTGCGGTAGTACCATTAACACCCCTTGTACATCCTGTAAAACGATCACTTTGTTTACCAGTATAAGTGATCTGTTCTTTTCCTAACTGTAAAGTTCCTGTTGCAGGAAAATCAGTAGTATTTTCTGCATAAACAATAGTATCACTATCGTTTAAATTTTGGTTTATCCTTCCCAAATAATAATTTATACTTGGATATCCAACATTGAAAACATATCCAGCATCAGATACACCTGAACCTGCATTATCTGCAAAGTCTTCTAGGTCATATCCCCATCGGTTCATCTCTTCAATAGTTAAAGCGGAAACTGATACAGAATTATGTAGTACATTTCCTGTATCCATGAATTTCGCATTCTCCCACATCAAGAATGATGGTCTTAATGTCATATTATGTAGGTTGGTAGGTGCGGAACTATTCCAAGAAGGATTATAATGACGATAATCAACAAATCCTAATTGATACACAGTTGTTTTACCAATTCCACCTCCATCAGAAGGTAGGCCACCTCCTCCACCGCCTCCTCCACCTCCAGGAAGAGGACCAACACGGCGATTACCATTTGCATCTAAGTAAATAAACGGAATTCCCATCTTAACAGAACCACCTGTTTGAATGTGAGTGATTTCCTTAAAGACCTTAATAAGATTAGTACCAGCATTTTGATTAATAGTTGGCCAAGTAATCTGAACTGCTCCTATATGTGAAGTACTGGAAGAAGCACTCCTAGTCATAGGATCAAATATAACAGTAATCTTAGTTTTTAGATCAGGAAAACTAGATTGCATTAAAACACTATTAACGATTGCAGCTCCTGGTGTTTCAGGGGTTCCTCCCCCTCCACCACCGCCGCCTCCGCCGCCTCCTCCACCGCCGCCACCGCCACCGATGCCTTTAATGAAGTTTATTTCACATCCTATCCAAACTGGAGAATATGGGCTTACTTTATTTCTAAGATTTAATTCAACTAGAGAATCAATCTTTCTATTTCCTTTGCAAATATCATATTGTCTTGTAACAATAACTTCTGGTGCTTTTGTGTAACCAGATCCAGTATCTGTAAGAATAATATCAACAACAGTACCATGAGCAACAATTACTTCTGCTCTTGCTCCACCACCTTTTTGATCAACTGGAATAAACTGTAATATAGGTGCAGTCTTATAACCAGACATTTCAGCAGTCTTATCCCAAGTAATAGTATCTACCTTACCACCAGAGATAGTACATGTAACACTAAGACCTATACCTTCTGTATCACCATTATAATTTGTAGTGGCAACCGTACCAAAGAAACTATTGGATGGATCACCACCAGCATTATATGTTTTAGGTGATAAGTAACTTGGTAATTTTTTAATAGTTCTATACTCATCTTCACCATCAATCTTAATACGATCATCTTTACTTAAATTAGCAAGACCATTCTTTTTAACATAGAAAGCCTCATCTGCTTTTACTGTTCCATACAACCATCTAGAAGCATCTCTTTGCATCTTATAATTATTATCTGCATCCTTAGTTACAGTAACTACAAAGGAGAGATCAAGTTCAATTTCATCACTAAAATCTTTTAATCCAGAAAAATATACTTTACCAGCAGTTGTATCAGGATTTCTTCCTGAAACTTGAATAGTTAAATCATTAGAACTATCAATATTATAAGACTTAAGTTTACCAATAATCTTCTTGATATCTCCAGACTTCTGATATACAATCATATCTTCTTCAAGATACTTACCCCACCATGCTTCAAAAGCATTAAATGCTCCACTAGTACCATCAAATTTAACTAGTATCTCATTATAGTACTCATTCCTCTCATAATCATATAAGGTTATACTTTGTGAAAGATCTCTTCCATAAGTATAAAGAATCTCAACCTTACTCTTATCATATATCTTCTTACTAAAGGTAATAGAAGGACCATTGATTATATAAGAATCACTCCTTTGTAAAACACCATCAAGGAAGACTAGTACAAATCTACTATCATCAATACTGATAACTTCCTTATCTTCAGAATTTAACACCAAAAATGGACCAGTAGATCCAACAGAACCAATAGACTGATTATTAACTTCACATCTTTTGTAATTACCAATACCATAAGCAAAAAACTTATCTACTGCTAAAGGTTCCTGTAATGTCTTAGTATTTGGTCCTTGACCCCAGAGTGGTGGACTTGTAAATACAACCTTATTTGGTACAGATGTTCTGTCAATAGTATAAGCAGAATCATGTTGTATGACTCCACTAATAGCAATTAATAAATTCTCATTGGGTTCTGTAGCAACACCTATTCCATCCTCATAGTATAAATCAAAGACTTTATTTTTACCATCAATATAATCTGGATAAGATAATGCTACGGATCCAACACCACCACTGAAGACTGATCTTATAACACCAGCAAGAGTAGTCAGAGCAGATTCAACATCCGCACACTTAGGAGAACTATCTGCCAGTATATTAATATTAGCATATGGTGCTACTGTAGTATAAGTACCAACAGGTAAACTGTTAGTCATTGCTTTCTTAGCAAGTTCAACAGCATACTCATATGCTTCTAGTGTTTCTTCTTGCTCTCCTTGGATATAATCAAGGATATCATTATTAAAGTACTTCTCAATTGCTTCAACAGTGCTTTGATTACCACCAAATCTTATATCATGTGAAAGTGCATCTACAATAAAACCAATGTCTCTAGAACACTTAACTGAAAGAGTACCCCATGTTAATGTGGGGAACTTATTCTTAATATAACCAAGGGTCTCACCTTGAATATATGCTTTATTTTGGTCAAGTTGATTAGCAGCATCAATCCATCTACCACCTCTTTGATAAATGTTCCTAATCTTTTTAAGATATCTAGAATTTAAAGTATCTTTCTTAAACTGATAATGTTTTCCATAAAATCTAACACCAGGAACTGACTGTCCATTCTTTGTAGTTGGACCAAGAGGAGGTTGAGCAAATGTTATTTGACTACCAGATATAGTATATGCAGCTCCAGGTTCTTGGAATATACCATCAAGGGTAATCATCAAAGCTTGTTCATTATATGGGACTACAGAATTTCCCGAATCATCAACAATATTAAAGGTTTTAGTTCCTGCTAAGTTACCTTTATTTGATAAAGCACCATCAAAAGCAGTAGTAAGTTTTATATTATTTGATTTAACTTCGGAAAGGTTGGCAGAATCAGCAGATACAGATCCAACACCTCTTTCACACGAATGAGATTTTGTTGATACAATATACTGAGTAATTTGTTTTCTAACACTCTGTACAGTAATGTTTGATTTAAGTTCTACAAAACTATTATGAGTAGTTACCGAACTACTGCTCATTGGAGTTTGAGCAGAAGATTCAATAAGAACTTCACCAAACAACTTAAATCCAGCAGGATGTGTTGTTTCTTTAATCAAAGATCTCCAAGTATTAATTGGAGTCTTAGATTTAATTAAGTAAGAATAATCTTGATAATAATTTGAATCATGCAACTTTTGATTAGCATCACCAACTTTACCAAAATCTGAAGTAAATTTTCCAATATTATCAAAGTAAGTCTTAATTATAGGATTGAATTCGGTATAACTAATATCTTCAATTATTGCTGTATTACCTCCACCTAAACCAATAATAGATTGATTCTCTTTAAAAGAACCTTGAACCCTATCTACAACTAAAATATTAGATCCTCTTCTCCATAAAGTTACTCTAGCACGAGCAATTTCAGTTGTTCCAGATCTCTGAACTACAGTCTCACCTATATCATAAGCATTACTTATAAATCCAGATAATTTGATAATATAATTTGATCTAACACTAGACTTTATTGTTTGATCATTATGATATGTTCCTCCATTACTCTCAATCTTTATACTAATAGGAATACCAATATCAATACTGTTTAAGAAACAAACTGGTGTTTTATCAATATTTCCATCTTTATCATAAATTCCAGTTACAATAGGAATCTTTTTATAATCTTTACCAATATTTGTAATATTAATGGAATTTATTTCACCAATAGAAAACGATGACGTAGATGTATATGTAATATTTCCTGTACCATCATGAGATGCCTTTGTATCAGTTGAATATACGATTTTAGTAGGAGTTACATATAAAGAAGTTTTCTCTCCTTGTAAAGGATCTTGGATGACATTGAGGTAACTATTTTCCGAATTAACTAAACCATCTCTATCATAATAATAATATTTCTTGTATTGTATTTCCTGTTTAGTAGAATATGTATTTGTTGATATTCTTGATCCAAATCCTAATTTGAAATCAACCCATTCATTATTAATATGGATAGTTCTTTCTGGTGTAACAAGATTAAAATTCTTACTAGGAGATATATCAAAACCAACACCACTCATTGAGATGTGAGTTATATTAAACTTATATTTGTAATACTCTTTTACATCAAGATTTGGATTTCTTGTAAATGTAGTATTATCAGAAGAGAATTCAAAATAAGTATCTGGAGCAGTAAGTGATATTATTTCAACTAATTTCTTATCAACACTATTATCATAGAAAGTTGTATTAAGATCTACCTTATTAATAGTTGCAGTTGTTTGATCATAATCCCATGCAAATACTGCTTTTTGAGTACTTGAATCATATGAAACTATTTTTGCATCAGTAGCAGCAGCACCAGTAGCATGATCAACTGGTAAAGCATATCCAAAATTATACACAGAAACAACAGCACCATTGAAATGATCAACTGCGGTTGTTGAATCTTGTGCTCTATCAACAGTTAAAGAACTACCAGACTTTGATTTTACTTTAACAATTTCACTACCAATTTGTAATTTATCACCTACAGTAATATTATCAACAATAGCAACCGTTAAAATTGTATTCTGAATGGATAATCCTACATGATCTACACTCAATTGAAGGTCAGGCTTAGTAGATCCTCCTGCTTTACTTAACGCAGCACCAGAAACACTAAGAACATCAAACTGTTTATACCCAGTTCCTTTATCTGTAATAGTTATCTCATTGACAAGACCAGTAGAAGAAACAACTATCTTTGCTTTAGCACCAGATCCTGATCCACCAGACAATGCAACATTGTTAGGATCTCCTGGTAGTCCTCCATAAGTTCCAGTTGTATAATCCCCACCACCATTCAAGATAGCAACTCTACCCACACCAGTGTCGCTGAGAGTCGTTGATATGACTGGGTTCTTCAGTACTGCTTCTTGATAAATTCTTTTTCTTACATACCAAGTTGTTGTAGATGTTGTATCACTTGGATTAATATCAATATTAATCTTCTCACCAGTTGCAACACCATGTACATCTAATGTTGTTAGTAATGCTACATTATCCTGAACTTTAAATGGTACTAATCCTTCACTTAAAGAACTATAAGAAACAATCTTAGAACCTGTAGTATTAATTAAATCACTACTTCTTAAGAAAAGAGTATCAGAGACACTAAAAATACCAGTTAAAACTTTAATTTTAACACTATTTTGATCTTTAGTAGTTTCTAATATTTGACCAGTAGCAACAGGAGCATTAATCCCATCACTAAATGTGAGTGTAGCACTCTTACTATAAGAAGATTTTTTATCTAATATTAAATTTAATACCTTTGTATTTGATGATAGTACATCTGTACTATTAAAGGTTCCTGTTACATTACGTAAAGCAAATTTCTTAGCAGTGAATACATCACCTACAATCTCACCTGTAGCACCTGTATTTGCTTGTGTAATAGTACCAGTATCAAAGAGATAAGCATTATTAGTAAGTTCAACATACAACGCTTTTGTAGACTGTGATTCAATAGATGATACTGTTCTTCCCTTAACAGATTCTACTTCTCCAGCAGATCCAGAACCATCTGTATCACTGTCATCAATAACTAGATTACCACCAACAGAGAAATTAGATCCACTACTAATAATTGAAGCAGAAGATACAGTACCTCTAGTTACATCCTTAACTTTAGCGAATGTTTTAACACCATTCTTACTGATACCAGAAGTTCTTAATCTGTTTGCATTAACTGGTAAATCATCTTGAGATATATTAGAATTATAATTAGAATCTAATGGCAATGAATAATAATTATTTCCTAAGATATATGGGAATCTTGGATCACCAGAAGAGTCTACTGTAATGAAATATGCATAGGTTCCACCAGGGAAATCTGGTGTAACACAAAAACGTCCATTATTTTGATCTAATGTTCCAGCTCCATCTGTAAACACCCAATCCTGAATAAAAGTACCAACAGGATATGTTGTTGTAGAAGGACCATTGGGTCTAGTAGTATTACCAAGATAACTAGAAGTCATCTGAACAATAGCACTGGTTGCGTCTAGTGAGTCTGTATAACCATAAGCACCATATATGGGGTTACCATCATATGCAAATCCTAAAATAGGTGAGTGAGTTGCTCCAGTGTCATTTGCTCTTAATGTAGTAGGAGATGCATAATAAGCATATCCATATCCTTTAGGAGCATCAAAATTCTGGAACCAATATCCATTTTCAGAATCTACATTATTTCTATTCTTATAGAACTTGTCCTTTCTCCATTCTGTAACAGTTGCAGTTGCAGTCGCTCCTGAACCTACAGGAATAACCTCAACTGATATATGTGCTTGTGAATAATAATTACCACCATTAACCTTGTTAAAAGAAGTAATAGCACCAGCAGTATTAACAGTAGTAGTATATTCTGCAAATCTACCCTTTCCTGCTGAATCTGTAATTCTTACTACAGGAGGAGTTGAATAATACTCTCCAGCATCATTAATACTAATACTAGTAACTTCCCCATTAGTAACAACAGCAGTTCCAGTACCATTTCTACCAGATACAATTTCTACTGTAGGAACAGAAGTATAATCTCCAGCATTAGTTACCGTTACAGACTCTATAGTCTCACCAGAAAGATGTGCAATAGCACGATTAGCAACTCCACCAATTAATATAAACGGATTATCTTTATATCCATTACCTTTATGATCAACAGTTATCTTAGTAATAGGACCATCTAAAATAACATCTTTATCTTTATATCCTGCAAATGGTATACCATTCGTTGCAATACCTACATCTCTATACTTAGTCTCATAAGTCTCAGTTGTAGAAATAGGTTTCTTTCTAATAATCTTTAATTGCTTCTGATCTGATACATCAGCAGGAGGATTTGCTGGAACAGCATGTGCAGGCCATCCAGAAGACGCTATGTAATATCCTTCCCCATCCTCATAGATCGCTGCTACATTGGTGTTTAAATCGCTCAGAGCAGGTACTTGTACTGATCCAGTAGTCTGAGTCCATCTAAGATTATTTTGAGCATCAAAGATTCTTACATCACTCGTAGTAAAACCAGGTTCTGATATTTCAAGAATATCACCTGTATTTGAATATGGTGCTTCTGTCTTATTTGTTACATTATAGAAAATACCATAAACCAATAATATAACACTAGAACCAGAAACATTTGCTCCATATGTTACAGGAGTTCCTATAGGATATGTTGTAGTACCTTCTCTAGTCTTTATAATAAACTGATTAACATTCTTATCTTCAAATGTAAACTTCTCACTGCCAATAGTAAATTCACCCTTCTTATTCCACCCCATTGTGGATTCTACATCAATCCTATCACCCACAGTATCAGTAGTAGTGATAGACTCAGTTAATTTTGTTCTTGCAGCTGTGGAAAACTCTCCATTTACACTTGCTTCATTAAGTATGATCTCATATAGATCTTCTCCATCATACTTACCATCATATCTTACATTATCAACAATAGCAGAAGCATGTGTACCACTGGTTTGTGTAATCTTCTTACCAATAAGATCTGTTACTGTACCAGAAAGAACCTTAACTTTAAGTGAATAGTTATTAATCCATGTAGAGTCAGAACTCTTTAAAGTGAAATCACGTGGATATTCTATTATTGGTTCAGGATCATCCTTTACCAAACACTTGAATAAAAATTTAATAGATGTATCAGTTCCTTTTGTTTGATAAAAAGAACCTATGTTCTTAATAAGAGTTCTCTTATCAACAGCATCATTCAAATATGCTTCTGGAAAATCAGTAAGATATTCATTCTCAAAATTCTTAATAAGAGCATATAAGAATAAATTACTAATATTCTGTACCTGAGATCCATTGGTATGACTGGATGCTTGGGTAGTAACAAATGTACTTGCGGAATAAAGATCTCCAAGTTGCGTATTCCCACTTACACCACGACTAATTTCTTTAAATTGAGTATCTGTTCTACTCTTATAAAAACAGATCTCATCATCTATTTTAATATATCCACCATTCTTGGGGAATGATGAAGCATCTGCTACTGTTATAGTAGTATCAGAAGGATTAACTAATCCATCTACAGTAGTACTTTGATTTAAAAGGTTATTCTCATAGAAATCAATGTCACGATATACCTGTAGATTACCAATAATATCTAATGGTTGACCTTGAAGTTCTAGCTGCTCATAATACTTTTGTATGAACTTTCCAAACAGTTCATACTCTTCATTGATAAAATCGGGTAATTGCTGATCAACTAAAAAGGAGATCTTATTCGCAGTTTTTAACATCCCTACTCTTCTTTATAAGCGGTGAATTTACTCTTTGATATATCTACATCCAAATACATCTCACGTTTAACTTCAATATCCTTATTTGCTGGTTTTACTCTTAACTCTATACGATTGTCAGAGAAAGTTCCTTTTAATATGGTAAAGTCATTCATTGTTATCTCACCTTTAGTATAATCAACAATTCCTATTGAATCATTCAATAGAATTTTTTCACCAGTGATAGAATCTAGTCTATATAGTACCAATTTGCCATCTCTATCCTCTAGATATGAGGTGACTGTTGGGTATTCAAATACTGTCATTCCTGTTGACCAAACTACAGGATTATTACAATCAATTAAGAAAGGATTACCATAACATACTTCATAATATGAAGATGAATTAATTTGTGCAATAAAGTCCTTTCTCATAGTAACATCAGTATCATTTGAATTGATAGCACGATCTGCATTATCAATGACACTAATAAACTTACTATATCTAAATTTACCATTAAACTTCTCTGTACCAGAAGTCTTGAGGTATTCTGTTATTGAATTTGATCCTTTTACAGCTACTTCAGCAGGAAGTAACTTAGTTTTATTAACATCATAATAAATGTTACTTGTTAACTCTAAAAAGAGAATAGATGGATCAACAAATTCTGGTCTAATAGAAGCAACTGTATGCTTTTTAAGTTTCTCTTTTAAATCACTTTTTGTAAATGCTGATAACGCAGCAGCCTCAGTGGGTTTCACAGATAAAAATACTTTACCATATGCAGGTGGTTCTTGATCCTCACCACCAAATACGATAATATCACTAACTGCTGGATATAAGTTTCTAACTATGGATTTATAATCATTAACAGTTACTGCTCTATTCTGTGATCCATAGAATTTTGGAGCATTATATTTAATTTTATTAATGCTTTCAATATCAGCACCACCTGCTGCTATAAGTTTTGTTGTTATTGAAGTAATAGCAAAAGGAGTTGTTACTGTAGTATTGTTTTGATTCTCTAACAATCCATTAAAAGTAAACGTTTTTGCTCCATTAGTTGCTGTACCATTTGTTAATACGTAACTAATTTCAACTAAATTACCATCTTCAAGTTTTTTACCTAATACTCCATCGCCAAAGAAGATCTCATAGTTCTCATCTTCTGTTTCATTAATAAAAAATACTTTATCAGCAGAACCAATATCTAATATATTACTTGCCACAGCATAATCATCATATACAGAAGAGTTAGCAGCTTGATATACTCTAACTTTTACTGTATTTGTATCAATTCCTGCATTATCTAAAACAAAACGTTGACTTTTAAGAGTTGTATCAATTGTAACACTATTTGTAATATAAGATCCTTCATATATTGAAATATCTGTAAATGTTGCTATATTATTAGCAACTGAAACTTTACTATCTTCTGTTAATACAAAACGATATAATGATCCATCAAAATTACTTACAAATCCACTACCTGCTTTTAGAGTTACTGCTGTAGGAGGAGTACCACCAGTGAATGTAAGTACTAAGTCAACAACTGCTTTAGGTGCTGTAATAGATTTTGGTGTATAACCTAGATTCTTTGCCAGTGATACTACATTGTCCCTGAGAGTTGCAGAATCAAGGAACATCTCATTCACTACCATATTGGTATTGAACGCCGTGTAGTACGTATTATATGCCAGTACATCTAATATCTGACTGATAGAAGACCCTTCAAAGTCGTAATCAGTAAAATCTGTTTGCGCCCTCATATACTCTTTGAGAGCTGTTTTGATATTAGTGAAGTCTAAATCGTTTAGTTGGGTATATGGCATTATCTCGTCCTATTTAAGACTAACTCTACGGCTACTGGGGGATCGTCTGAACCTACTATCACATAGGTCATTTCAACATTAAATGCATTACCATCAAAATCAGGAAAGCATTCAATCTCTAATACATCAATTCTTGGCTCAAACTCTGCTATTGTTGCTTCAATACTCAATTGTATTTGACTTGCAGTACCAAAGTCTAGTGGTTCAAACAAATAACTTCTTATATTAGATCCATAATCAGGATTAAAAGGTCTTTCTCCTTTATTAGTTAGTAATAAATTAACGATTGCCTGTTTAATAGCAGAAGCATCCCTACTAACAACTAAGTCATTAGTAACAGGATGCTTCTTAAAATTGATATTAATGTCCTTGAAGGACAACGTGGCCGCCATCTACCGACAATATACGAAGTCAGTAGTTATTTAGCGACTTTTATCCTACTTTATAAAATGTATACTTAAGGAATAACTCTTCTCCAGCATGTATAGCACATATTGTCTTAACAAAGTACTTATCATCTTCACTCCATTTCACGCAATTGGGGTCTTCACTATGGTTAATGAACCCTCCTAAAGGAGTCCTATAGATGACATCATCCACAATTAGGTGAGACATCCCCAAATGCATACCCGAAGGTATTTCTTCACGTGCAAAGATGCCCTGCCCTGCTATAGGAGAGTCTTTAATGTGAAGCCACGAATGCAATGCTTGATACGTCATAATCTTTCGGAGATTTTCGGCGTTCGGAGGCGCAGTTATTTACCTTGCCCTCTATAACGCTTCTTAGCATGATTCCTAGAAGTCGCAGAAAGTTTCGTATTCTTTGACTGCCCCTGCCTAGTTACCTTTGCTGGAGGTGCAGTATGTTCGTTATTATTGTATAGTGCCATTATGTACGTGTACCTATGAATATACTACCATGCTTCCCAGGTGTTGTCAAGATCCTCGGATTAGGTAGTGCTCCTGCACCAGTTACTCCGTCACCTATGACTGGAACGAGAGTACCTTCAAAATAAACTCCCCTTGCCTCTGAGTTGACAATCCCAACAATAGGAGCAGTTCTAGGTAATGGGTTTGGAACAGGTGGAACCAAAGGATTGATAGGTGTGCCAGAAACATCGGTAGGATCACTAAGAGGATCTAATCCAGTTATCTTAGCACCACCACAATAAATGGTTTGATAAGTTTTATCCTTTCCATAGTGTGCCTGTAAAGGATATATCGCAGTACCATTAGTACTTGCTGTATCCTGTGTCAATGAATCTGCAATATTACCTGGTTCATTGCCTGTCACGTTCAACCTCCAACAAAGTCTCTATAGAATTATGTAGATAGTTAAGTGTCTCAACTATACTCTCATGCTTCTGGGACTTCGGTGGACGGTACATCAATTGTGGTTGCTTTAGCGAGGATATCGTCTTCTCCAACTTCGTCAACCTCTCGGACAACTTCTGGAGTGACTCGTTCAACTGCTGAATGTTCAATTGGTTGTCTACTGTCATTGTCTACTCCTGAAAAACGCTGTGATGCAGCTCCTTCAAACTCATCACAAAACTGTTCAAAGTTTGCCAATACCTTTTCATAGTAATTTTCATCTACTGGTAAGTCTCTCATTTATTTTGATGTTGTTTAACTTCTGGATAATCTGATAAAGGATCATTTGGATCAGGACCAACTGAATCCTCTATATGTAGATTCAACTTTTCCTCTATAGAATTCAACCTTGCGACAATCTTTTCTAAAAGATCTGCAAACTTATTCAATGTATGCTCGTGTGTTGCTATAGCATACTGAGGATCTTGCATCAGGTTCTGATGGGCAGTTTCTGACTCAGTGTATATGGGCATTTCTGGATGACTACCTGATTCAGTCATTGAATCTACTTGGTAATCTACTGCTGCTGCATAGTCTTGGTTTCCTATTGATACATCTGCTTCATATCCACCCACACCCGAAGTATCTGGGGGAACTGTAAAATTACCAGTACCTTCCCCAGTACCTTGTGTTGTCTCAGGCATTAATCCAGGTGACTGGGTTACCTCTGTACCTGGCACAGAATTTGGGAGGGCGTTTCCTGTTGTTTCACTAGGTGGGTTAATATTTGAATCTGTCATAGTTATAGTTCGTCTTTTTGGGGGAATTTTTTCCTGGAAAATTTTTTCTAAATTATAGCACAGAAAATTTCATTTTGCAAATATTTATAGGTCGTTGGGATACTTTTGTAGACTTTTGAATGGATAGGAGTCCCACTCGGCGCACCCCTTCGCACCGCACCCACAAAAAAACCCTGTCATTTCGGACAGGGTGTGTTAGACTGTTTATTGGCAGCGATCCTCAAATCGCTTATAGACCATTTCGTCAATCTGGTCTTGGGACATGAAGAGCAAATCAGTTCTAAACTCTTCAAGGATTTCTAGATAGCAGTCTTCTAGAATAGACTCATGGTGTAAGACGCTCATGCTTAATGCCTGTCTGAAATGTTCCAAGTTCCGCCACGTGGTGTGGGGAGTGGTTCAAAATTTCGCTTTGACATTGCTGTCAATGCTGCCATGACTGCTTTGTCTTGGATGGCGGTTTCGTTCATTAGCACATTGCCGTTGAACATGGGAATGAGTTCTTTGTTGTTCATGCTTTAATTATACACATAAAAATACCCCTAATGGGGTAAGTGTGTGCCACTACTTAGACTGGCATAGAGATGGGTCAATTTGGCATAGTTGTGCGTTACGCTGGTTCATGGTTTCATTCATGCTTTTAATAGCAGTACTACCGAGAACCCAACCGCATGAGATGACCAGCAGAATTAAAACGTATCTCATTGTACTAGTTCACATTTGAAACCAGCACCCTGATAAAATTCCAACATCTGAAGTGCCTTGCTTACGCTAGAGAATGAAATTGTTCTAGCGTGGCGTTGGTCATCCTGTGACCAATAACGGATTAAAGTCATTTAGATAAAAATGGCGTTGGTTTGAACTTGGGAGACTAGGACAGAATCCTGTCTGAATTGCTTTCTATAAGCGGCGGCGATGCAATTAAAAGTGAGGAGCATTTCTTCAACCTCACGATCCTCAACCTCAAGATAAAAAATCTTGGTTTGCTCTCGCTTGCCTTTCCATAGACCTTCGCCGTCTATGAATGTTCCGTACTCAAAATGGGGCATGATTTCAGATTTGATGAAATTGTCCATCATGTGATCGGTTACTGTCCCGTTGTCGGGGATGTCCCTACCCATTGTTAATTCAAGTCGTTGCATAAAATTCGTTTGAGTACATACGTAGTATAGCAAGAAAGCAATGAAAAAAATCATGGGGTGGGACAGTTTGTGAATTGGTCTATGCGAACAGGGGTCGCATGTAATCTTTGAATTCTTCGCACATAGCGGCGGCGAGAATTCGTAATTGCTTCTCGTCTGAATTGTTGCCATCTGCCACGAGTTCATCATAACACGCTTGCCTTATTCCAAGGTCTGTAATGTCGTACTCGTGCAGTTGGACGTGATTAAAAAATGACATAAATTAAACGTAATCAAAAGGACTTGGTTCGGACACCTTTTCCCAAAGTGTGTCAAATGCTTCATTCTCTTCCAAGTGTGGCGGCACACCTAGGTCATGAACGAATAAAAAAAGATTGACCAAAGCAGATTCTTCTGCCTCGGTCAATTGTAAATTTCTCAATTTGCCTCCTCTATTGCTGTGTCTAGAGCGAGGGCGTAAAGTGCAGACTCGTCAAGTGGGGTGAGGTCAACGAAGAAAGATTTTACCCAATCTTCAAAAATGTCCTCTGCTCTTGCTTCAACGAAATCGGTGTTGTAGGACATAAAAACCTTGAATTGCTTTACTCTTTAATAATACATGAAAAAACCCCCTTGTGGGGGTTGAGTGTGTCAGTTTCTAGACTGTCCACGCTTTGACTGTTTTTACTGCCTGTGCGTGGTAAGGTTTGACGAATTCAAAACCTTTTCTCAAGTCCCTTCCTAGTTCTTGGATTTCGTACTGATGGATTGCCCATCTTGTCTGAATGTCCTTGAGATAGCGATCTGCTGAAATTAGTCTAGCAGATGAGGGACGCTTGAGGGTTGTAACTTTAGCAACAACCTTGCCACCTTTAAAGGATGTGACTGTGACCTTAGAAACTTGTGGTTTCTTCGCCGCTGCTTTTCTGACTCTAGGTTTGCGTGTTGCTTTCTTAGGGGCAGAGTTTGCAGTTGCTGTGCTTGGCATAAATGCGTTGCGTGATTACTCCCATAGTATACCAAATAAAAAACCCCTAAAGAGGGGTTTCGTTACATACTGTTGTAAAAAAGTCCAGTTTGTCAACTGTCCTATTCAGGATAAGCAAGTTCTAAAATTGCAATACCATTGGTATGCGCTTCTAGTTCGCAATCCTCCTCAGGGTGCTGGTCATAATATTCCAGCTCACCTGCTACGTACTCTTCCCAAGTCATGACGCTTAACCCTCCTTAGTACATGTTTACTTATAAGAAAAAACGCCCACGGTAAGAGGTGGGCGTTACAAAACGTTTTAATGGTGTTCATCTTGAGATTCTGAACCCGTCAAAAAATGGGGTGTTCAGATCTCCAACGTACCAGGTGAAATCCTTCTGAAAGATGTTGCAACCTGAAATGAACACGTCAAGGATTGCGTTTAATCTTGATTTGGTCGTGGGTGTGTCCCAACCGCATGAACTCAAGATGATGTCTCCATTTGGTTCAATCTCAGCAATCCGATTGCCGTGTAATCTCACGGATGTGAACCCTTCAGAATCAACACTCACTGAGGTGTTGGATTTTGACCAGTCAGTGCGAGTGGCAATTGCTGCTTGCATTTGACGTTCAATCTTTCTCATGGGTGAATTTCGTGAGTACTCCTTTATTATACACACACGCCGAGCACCTTTGGGGATCTCGTAACAAACTGAAACAATTCCAAAAAAAAGCAGCTGCTTCGCATGGGCAAAAAAAGACCCGATTAAAATCGGGTGTCTCCGTTGACGGCGTATAGGATGGAGTCAAATGGCACTTGCCGTTCTGCCTCCTCTAGGTCATTTGCTGTGACCGTGACCAAGAATGTGTAATCTTGGTCATCTTGAAATTGCTTAGAGTCCATTGAGAAAATCGTGCATAGATTCCAGATACTCGGCGTATGTCCCGTTGAACCAATCTGGGGCGACTCGTTCTTGGTGACGCTTGCAAGACTCTCGGATTTCTCG